AAGGTCAAGTCCAAGGACCGGTCCAGTTTAGTCAGCCGATGCTTCCTCCTCCCGTATCTACCACGATTCAGCCAACCTATCAGGAGCCCATGTACCAGCCTCAAGGTCAAACCAATCAGAGAGAGCAGCAATTCGGTATTTCTGAGCCATTTGCCGCAAATGAAATGTATGGTTTAAATACCTATTAAAATATTCATGGATATAGTATAGTATAATGGAAGAAGAACTCGAAAAAATAATGGATGATATTGATAAATACAAACTACATGACCTAAGCACAGAGATTATTAAAAATAGAAAAAATGAAATCCTAAAACAAATTCTAGATGACGATGTATTAAAACACTATAAGGATATATTGGAAGACTATCGTTATGTAGATGAAGTAGATGAACTGCGTATCGGTAGTTATATACGGTATTTTGTTTTGAAAAATGAAAAGGGTAAAGAAGAACTAAAATTAATGCGTGGAGGGTTTATTGCCGACATTATCGCTTCAAAAGAAAACATCATCATTCTTTGTAAAAACAATAATATCTTTTGGAAAATAAAGATAAATAATTGCGTTATTTTCCAAAAAAATACAAAGCAAGAAGAGGTTCTGATTAAAATTCTAGACCATTTGAAAGACTAACTTATTTTTTCTAGATATATTTCGATTTTTATAATTTCGACTATTCAAAATACACGAGTAAATTGGCTTGTATAATTTATTATAATTACATATTTTGTTAAGAAAAAGGTTAATTGCCTTTTCCTTTATTTTTTTAATACTTGGTTGTGGTTTAATATGATAATAAAGTAGAATATTTTTTGAATCCCGTATCGTTAATGCTCTAAACATTAAAATACTTTTATAATATACAACTATTTTTAATGTCGGAAAAAATAATAGTTTTTGATTTAGATAATACAATCGGTTTTTTTGAACAGTTTATTCTTGTTCTAAATTGTATTTCAAAAACAGATATTTCCTATAATGAATTATTTGATTTATTTCCCGAATGTTTCCGTCCTAATATTTTTGAAATATTTACCTATTTGTTACAACAAAAAAAGAGTAACAAAATAAAGGGTGTACTACTCTATAGCAATAATATTGATTACTTTGTTAATAAAGTAATTGAATATATACATTACAAATTAAATGATACTTTATTTGACTGTGTTATTACAAAAGAGCATCCCTATCGAAAGGTAAAGTTAAAACATATCGATGATTTAATAGAATGCAGTAATGGGATTATTACTTTTTTCTCTAAAATTTGTTTTATCGATGATAAGAAACATTCATCTATGATTACAGAGCAAGTTTTTTATATTCGCTGTGAAAATTACACCTATTATTTATCAAACAAAGAAATAAATAAAAGGATAAATGTGGTATTGCCTTTTTATAAGAAGAAGCCGTGTCTCAACATAAATAATTACAAAAGAGTTACTCTATTTATTTACAATAAAATACTTCAATTCATTAATAAATAGAAAGCGTTCGTGCACTTGCGTCGGTTGCCTTAATGTATCTTGGCATCCAAAAATAGGGAATAAGATGACCGCAATCTTTATAGTGATATTCAAACTCTGAACGATAACATTTTTGCTCTACTGTTTTTGGACTATTATGAAGATATAAAGTCTCGTTTGACTCGTCATACTTTACATTTTCTTGTATAATTTCGTACCATGACTTTTTAAGACCGCTTACCCCGTCACTAAATGCCTCTTTCTTTCGAAAAAGAATTTCATCAGGTAAAAGGTCGGGGTCGTATTTCTTTATAATATCTCTTATCATGTATTTTTCTTGTTTCTCATTGATAGAATGGCAACGGTCTGACTCGACCAAGCTTAAATAAGCCTCGACAAATTTACGGTCCAAATAGGGCGTCCTCGCCTCTAGTCCGTGACTTGAAATGCACTTGTCGCTTCTCAAGACATCAAAGTACTGAATGTGATTTAATAGACGAACGCATTCTTTGTCAAACTCGGTTGAATCTGGACACTTATGAAAATAAAGATATCCTCCCATAAGCTCATCCGCACCATCTCCATTCAAAATAACCTTTGCTAAACTGTTATTTTTGATGTATTTACCAATGTTCCAATTTCCCACGCTGGCTCTTACCGTAGTGGTATCATAACTTTCTATATCAACAATCACATCGGGTATGGAAGTTAAAAAGTCCTCCTCTGTACAAATGATTTGTGTATGATTACTCCCGATATGGTCAGCCACCTTTTTCGAATACTTTAAATCCTCCGAGTCTTCTAGACCGATGCTAAAGGTCTCAATCGGCTTTCCCGTTGTCTCCTTATAGTATCGTGCGGAAACCGCCGAGACAATACTGCTGTCGAGTCCACCCGACAAGAGACATGCTACAGGGCGGTCGGAAATGGCGACCCTTTTTATAATCGCCTCCATGAGAGTTTCATAGACCGTTAATTGACCTACCGACGCATTTTCCTTAAAATAAAAGGGCTTATGACACGTGAAATAAGGTGTTATATATACCTCTTTATAAATTCCGCTAATGGTTTTGTATTTTGCATAATTTCCGGGGGGAAATTGTTTTACATTGATAAGAGGAAGACACTTCATCGGCTCAATATCTGAGCAAAAGCAAATGTTTTTATTTACATGATTTACATACAAAGGTCTTACACCAAACGGGTCTCTTGCCACAAAAATACTATCTTCCTCCTTATCATAAATAATAAAGGAAAACTCTCCATCTAGTTCTTGAACACACTTCTCTTTTAAAAGGTCGTACAAGTGTAGAATGACTTCACAGTCACTATTTGTGGTTACCTTTAGTGAATATTTTTCAATCAATGATTTGAAATTGAAAATTTCTCCATTACAAATAAGAATGTACTCTTTGTAATGCATGGGTTGTCCTGAACCGTAATCAACCCCATTAATGGCCAGTCTATGAAACCCTAAATAGTTATGATTTATCACCTCTAATACAGAGCCTTCGGGTCCTCTTTTTTCACCCTTTTTGAAATAAGAATAAACATTCGCATTTATTCTTGGACCAAATAAGGCAAAAATACCACACATTGAAGGAAATAAACATTTATCTTTAATTTATTATATTATATAAATGAAAAAAATACTTATTTTCGTTTTGCTTCTTATCATTGTATTTTTTTCGATTAGAAATTCACAAATTCAAAGTTAATAATTAAACAAATTTATACATATAGGATATATGGATTATGAAGATGAACTAAATAAACGTTTAGAGACTCGATTTATACCCTCTGCTCAATTACAACCTCTTTTCGACTTGCGTTCTAGTGAAACAAGATATACACATTTCAAAACACATGAAGAACCTAAAATTGTCGACATAAATACTTATACAAACTATTCACAGGAAAATGTATTCAATCCTGGAGACCGTGCACCTGTTGATTATTTTTTTAAATCAGTAGATATAGAATCAACCCTGCGTTCACAATTTATGGCATTACAAAAATCAAATCAGGCAGTCTATGTACCTGATACATCAAGCGACCTTTATAATTATAGCTGTTATGACAAACGGGACTCTTTTCTCGAAGTAACCTTGCCATCTAGGAAAGCATTACCAGAAAAAGTTCTTTTCAATAACATGACTCGTTTGGATATTAGAAAATAATACGCTGTATATTTTAATGTATTATGACACGATTTGTAAAACTATCAAAAGGGAATATACAAAAGAAGATATACATTATAATCGAAAGGATATTATTTTTATTTTTAATAAAATGATTGCGCCTGATGCTGAGACAAAATATCCAGACTATCCTTTGTACAAGGATATCTTTCAGACCTTTGCATTTGATATCATGGAAAAAAACAACATCCAAAATTATAAAGAGCAACAACACGTCTTTCAACCTTTTGAAGAAAACGACAAAAAATTATTGATTAAACCTAAAAGTCGTTCCATAATAGATATGTTTTCAAAAGTGGAAAAAATATAATATTATTATAATGAAAACCTTTAAAAAACTTAATTGTCACCCACGAAAGAGTAAAAAAAGGCAAACTTGTTATGATGATAATGAACTCATTATGTTAAAGGACGATTGGAATAAACAGAAGCCTGAGATGAAAATACATGTCTCAAATCCCTTGGAAATATGGGCTGAACTAAAAAATAAAATTGCAGACTGTCCGCAGGAATTATGCTGGGTAGATAAAATAGTGAAGGAATCTAGTTTAAAAGGTAAACTCTATAATAATTTTGCACCAAAAACGCCTGAATCTTGGAATACAAATAAGAATGAATGGCTCGATAGCAATAATATTAGAGATGTATTGGGTCAATACAAGGAACATTATAAATTCTTTACTTATTTAGGTCCATCTCCCATGGATTTTGATAAAAAAATACGAGGTGTATGCGTTTGGCCTGAGTTATGCAACTTGTCACTTAAAGAGCAACTAAAAAAGGGAATTACAAAAATAGGGGTTGTACTAAACATTGACAAACATACAAAAGGAGGGTCGCATTGGGTAGGATTATTTATCGATTTAAAGGAGAAATACATTTTTTATTTTGATTCGTGTGACGGGGATATGCCTCCCGAAGTTACAGCATTTACAAATAAAATGGTAAATCAAGCAAAAGCCATAAACATAAAGCTGCGAAGATTTACGAATCGTGGATTACAACATCAACAAGGAACCACTGAATGCGGAATGTATGTTTTGTACTTTATCATTAATCTTCTAGAAAAAACAAAGAGTGTTGCATACTTTAAAAAAAATAGAATTCCCGATGAAAATATGGAGGAGTTTAGGACAATCTATTTTAATAAAATATAAACATTTATTTTTTATGTATGAAATGAATACGACTCAAAATAAGGCAGCTTTATGGAAATCGTGTGTCGAGCAAGGTATATTTGAAAAAATACCCGCTTCTTTTCAACATCAAATCCAAGGGTTATTTGAATTAACCATCAGACAGTTTAATAATGATGGTCTTGATTTACCTACCGCAAATCAAATGTTTTTGAGAGATTTTAAGATAGAATTATCAAAGCTAACAAATGTACCCATACCTTCAAAAACTTTCGAAGAAACCAACAGTGAATACAATAAACTTTTTCAGCCAGAAAAGCCTGAAAAAATAGATTTCAACAAGGAAATGGACACACCTTTAAAGGATATTGAGAGATTGTTAAAGGAAAAGGCTGACCAACGATTGTTGGAAAGCCAAAATTATTTTAAGGATGTTCGAGCCGAGACAATCCTTGAGCCAGCAGAACCTGTACCTTCATCTGTAAAAGAAAACCTTGTTCAAGAAACACCAAGACCAATACAATCAATTTTTCCTGAACCAAAAGAAAAAGAAACATCAGAAGTTTTAAAAATGATGCAACAACAACAAAAAATATTATCAGGTATTTTAGAGTCTCAAATTAAAATTATCGAGCTTTTACAAAAAAAAATGAAGTAATCATATAATGAATTTGTTGATAATTAGTATTGTTATTTTATTAGTTTCTTTAATTTTTACAAAGATTAAGGAAACTTATAGAAATGATTGTCCTGTTGCTGTAAGTGTAAATTGTCCTAATAAGGAAACTATTTGTCCTTCTCTAAAATGTCCGGGTCCTGAATATCCTGACCTTAAGTGTCCAGAGCTTAAATGTCCTGAACCAAAATGTCCCGACTTTAATAGAAGATAAAAATACTTGTAAAGGTTTTGAAACAGGTTGGACTGCTTCAGACAAAATAAATGCTTTAAGAAATAAACTCGAAGAATCCTATTCAAGCACGGGTTCACAGGAAAAGGGTGTTGTTTTTAGTAGTGCTTCATTTTTAATACTAACGTTTATTTTAAGTATAATAAAAGAAATGATGTCTTGTGACGAGAAAACATTTGATAATTATAAAAATCTTATATGTAATTCTGGTCCATTTTTTAATGAAAATGAAATAAATTATATTAATAATTTTATGAATAAAACAATTAAACCTTTAAGAAACGATGTAATTTTTAAGAGTATTTTAACAAAAGTAAGTGACCAAATCTTAGATAATACAAAAAGACTATGTTCTTATAGTAAAATTACATGTAATTTTTAATAATAAA